ATGTCTACCCCTTTTGTTCTCGTTCGACCCGTTTCTCCCCCGGCCGGTTACATCGGTGGAAAACGGAACCTTTCCAAGCGTATCTGCGCCATTCTCGACCGCACTCCGCACACCAGTTACGCTGAGCCTTTCGTGGGGATGGGCGGCATCTTCCTGCGCCGATCGCGGCGCCCGAAGGCCGAGGCGATCAACGATATTTCCGGTGACGTGGTGGGCCTGTTCCGCTGCCTCGCCGAGCATTATCCCTACCTCGTCGACATGCTGCGCTTCCGTGTCACCAGCAGGGCCGAGTTCGAGCGCCTGCTCGGGCAGGATCCCGAACGACTAACCGACCTGCAGCGCGCCGTGCGCTTCCTCTACCTCCAGCGCCTGGCATTCGGCGGCAAGGTGTCCGGCCGGACATTCGGCGTCAGCGCCTCGGCCCCGTCCCGCTTCGATGTCAGTAAGATCGAGCCGATGCTCGCCGACATCCATGACCGGCTGCAATCTGTCGTGATCGAGCGCCTGCCCTACAGCGACTTCATCCGCCGGTATGACCGGGAGGGCGCCCTGTTCTACCTCGATCCGCCGTACTGGGCCTGCGAGAAGGACTATGGTCCCGACGTTTTCACCCGCGAGGACTTCACCGCGCTCGCCGACCAACTTGCGGGAATGAAGGGCAAGTTCCTGATGTCGCTCAACGACAACGAGGGCGTGCGCGAGACGTTCAGACCCTTCATCGTAACGCCGATCGACACAACGTACAGCATCGGCGCAACGTCGCGGCAGGCGCGCGAAGTGCTCATTAGCAACTTTGCGCTCTCAGATAACGACGACTGACGAGATAGCGTTCTAGCCTGCCCATGCTATCGCACTGCGCATCACAGTTGGAGATGCGCAGTGCCGTGGGGTTATCGGGTCAATGGATATTCTTTCACACCGGACGCGCTTAAGGAACGTCCTGCTCACGCTGCAAGCCTCGGTCGCATCTTTACCAGTTGGTCGCTTATCGAAGCCTCGGTAGGCACGACATTAGGCGACTTGATGAGCGCAGAACCAAAGGCAGCTATCGCACTGCTCTCTACGTTTCGCACCAACAACAGCCGCGTCCAGGCAGTAAAAAAAGTCGCGAAGGCGACACTTCCAGCTAGTGAGTACGATCCCTTCCAGCTTCTGATGAAACGAGTGCTCTCGTATGCAGAACGCCGCAATGAGATAGCTCACGGCTTGTGGGGCGTGAAGGAAGAAGATGTCGCTAACGTGTATCGCCTCCCGCTCACTGCCCTGTCCGATTTCGCGTTAATCGCAGTTAGCGCGTATAAATCCGGGGCAATCGCAAAAGTAGTTGGCGAACTTGAAGCCCAAATGCGACCATTCTCGCTACATGATCTTGAGCATATCGAGAACGACGGAGAGGACCTGTTGGGCGCCGTCATGAAAGACCGGGGCGAACGTCTCGCCGCCAGACATCCACAGCATGTTCGCCGCGCCAGCACCTAGCCGTCAGTTTTCATTTGGTCAGGCGCCCAGCCAAATGCAGCCCCGCGAAACCTGATCAACCTCGCGTCATGGTCGCACCATGGCGCAGTCCAACGATTATGAGCAGCTGACCGGCGAGGTTATTCAGGTGGGCACCGTCGTGTCCGTCGATCACGCCGCGCATTCCTGCACCGTCGAACTGGGCGAGCTGACCACCGGCGATGTCCCGTGGTTCGCCTGGTCGGCAGGCGGCGTCCGGATCTGGGCGCCGCCCTCGGTGGGCGAGCAGGGCGCGGTGCTGTCGCCGGAGGGCGATCTCGACAACGGCCTCTTCCTGCCCGGCCTCTATTCCGACGCCTTCCCTCCGCCCTCGACCGACGCGGACGTCGTGCACATCCAGATGCCGGACGGCGCGGTCATCGCGTACAACCATGCGACCCATTCCCTGACAGTCACTCTACCGGACGGCGGCACCGCCGTAGTCGATGCGCCCGGCGGGACGACTTGGAAGGGTCCGGTCACTTTCACGGACAACGTGACCGTCAACGCCACCCTGACGGCGTCCGAAGACGTTATTGGCGGCGGTAAGAGCCTCAAGAGCCACAAGCACAGCGGCGTTTCCGCTGGCGGCGCGCAGACGGGGGCGCCGGTCTGATGTCCGGCATGAACGCCCTGACCGGGGCCGCGCTCGATGGCCTCGACCATATCCGCCAGTCCGTAGAGGACATCCTCAAGACGCGCCTCGGCTCGCGCCCGAACCGGCGCACCTACGGCTCGCTACTGCTCGAACTGATCGACCAGCCCATGACGCCTGCGAACATCCTGCGCCTCTACGCGGCCACCGCCGTGGCGCTCTCGCGCTGGGAAGATCGCATCAGGCTCAAGCGCGTCAGTCTCACCGCCGGGGAGAACGCCGGGTCCGCCGTGCTGATCATTGACGCCGTGCGAACCGACATCGCCGCCAGAAACGCTCTCAGGCGGCTCACCGTCCCTCTCTCATCCTAACCCGCTCTCTCAAGCCCCAAGGATCCAGTCATGGCCTTTTCGCATGGTATCACCCTTACCGAGATCAACACCGGCTCTCGCACGCTGACGGCAGTTTCCACCGCCATCATCGGCCTGGTCGCCACCGCTGCTGACGCCAGCGCTGCCGTCTTCCCGCTCGACACGCCTGTGCTGATCACCGACGTCGAGACCGCGATCGGTAGCGCCGGTGTGGACGGGACGCTGGCGAAATCGCTTCGCGCGATCGCGGACCACACCCGCCCCGTCCTCGTCGTCGTGCGCGTGGAGGAAGGCGAGACGGACGCCGAGACTGCCAGCAACGTCATCGGCACTACGACGGCAGAAGGCCAGAAGAAGGGAATGCAGGCACTGCTCGCAGCGCAGTCCGTGCTGGGCATGAAGCCGAAGATCCTCGGCACCCCCGGCCTCGAAACGCAGGCTGTCACGACGGCGCTGGTTGCCGTGGCAAAGAAGCTGCGCGCCTTCGCCTATGCCCGCGTCCTGGGCGATACCGTTACGGCGGCAACGGCGTACCGCGCCAATTTCTCCGCGCGCGAGCTGATGCTGTTCAATTCGGACTTTCTCGCATGGGATTCCACGGCTGATGCGAACGTGCTCAGCTACGCCGCCGCCCGCGCCATGGGCCTCCGCGCCCTGATCGATACGCAGACCGGCCCGCACAAGACTCTGTCCAACGTCGCGGTCGAAGGCGTCGTCGGCGTGGAATTGCCGGTGCAGTGGGATATCGAGGATCAGACCACCGAAGCCGCGGTGCTCAATGCCTCTGAAGTCACCGCCGTGGTCCGCACCGACAGCGGCTATCGCTTCTGGGGCAACCGCACTTGCTCGGACGACCCTCTTTTCGCTTTCGAAAGCATTGTGCGCGTTGGCCAGCTGATCGCGGACACCGTCGTCGCGGGCATGCTCTGGGCCATCGACAAGCCGCTGACGCCCGCGCTTGCCAAGGACATTGTCGAGACGGTCAACGGCTTCTTCCGCCAGTTGAAGGCTCAGGGCTACATCCTCGGCGCCAACGCCTGGTTCGATGAAGCGAACAACAGCACCACCAGCCTCAAGGCGGGCAAGCTGCGCATCGACTACGACTATACCGTGCCGCCGCCGCTCGAAGACCTCGGCTTCAACCAGCGCATCACGGACAGCTACTTCGCAGACTTCGCGAACCAGCTGGCCGAGACGGCCTGATCCTTCCGCTTCACCTCAAGTTCCAACCATAGGAGACCGTTATGGGTATGGGCCGCGTCCTCAAGGACTCCCTGCTTTACAACGAAGGTTTCGCCTACCTTGGCGATACCAAGACGATCACGCTGCCGACGCTCACCCGCAAGCTGGAAGAAACGCGCGGCGGCGGCATGAACGGCCCGGCGAAGGCCGATATGGGCATGGAGGCCATGTCCATGGGCATGACCTTCGCAGCGCCCATGCGAGACATCATCCGCCAGTGGGGCACCCCCACCGTGGACGGCGTCTATCTGCGCGCCGTCTGCAACTATCAGGCCGATGATTCCGCCGCTCTGGACACTGTGCAGGTCATCGCTCGTGGCCGCTGGGGCGAACTTGAGTTCGGCGATCAGGAAACCGGCGAGGCTGGCGAATTCAGCGCTACGTTCGAGATGGTCTACTACAAGCTCGAGTGGAACGGTCGCGTCGAGGTCGAGATCGACTTCCTCAACATGATCGAGATCGTCGACGGCGTAGACCTGCTGGCCGCGCGCCGCGCCGCCCTGGGCAGGTTCTGATCATCCGGCCCGGCCATGCCCCGGGCCGCCCTTTCCCTATCGATAGCACGAAGGCCGCCGCGCCTCGCGTTCCCGGAGAACATCATGTCCAAGTCTGCCGTTTCCGCTGTCGCCCTCGCGACGTCCACCGTCGCCTCGCCGGTGCTGCACCCCGTCCCCCTCGACACGCCGATCTTACGTGGAGACCTCACGATCGAAACCCTGCAGCTGCGTAAGCCCGGCTCTGGTGAACTGCGCGGGCTGTCGCTGGTCGAACTGGGCCAGTTGAAGGTCGACGCGCTGATCAAGATCCTGCCGCGCATCACGATCCCCCCGATCACCGATGCCGAAGCCGCCAACCTCGATCCGGCGGACTTGCTCGCCTGCGGCGCGGAAATTGGAAGTTTTTTGCTGCAGAAGTCCAAGCGCACGGATGTCCCCGCCTAGTGGATGACGCCATGGCGGATCTGGCGATCGTCTTCCACTGGTCACCAGACGTCATGAGCGAGATGTCCCTTGCGGAACTGATGGGCTGGCGCGCGCAGGCCGCTCGCCGCTCCAAACCCCCTGAGAAACCCGGAAAGCGATAATGGCGGACAGGAATCTGCGGCTACAGGTCATCCTTGAGGGCCTGGACAAGCTGACATCGCCCCTGAAGAACATCACCGGCGCGTCGTCGGCCGCGCGCCGGGATATCGCCAAGACGGGCGAGGAACTGAAGCACCTCGACGGCCTGCAGAAGCAGATCGGCAGCTACAAGGCGAAGGAAGATCGTTTCGGCGCCGACACACGCAATCTGCGGGCCGCCCAGGCGCGACTGGCGGAACTTCGCACCCAGCTGGACGCCACGGAAAAACCTACGAAGAAACTGCGCTCGGAGTTCGAACGAACCGAAAAACAGGCCGCTGCGCTCACCACGCGGATTGAGGCGGGCGGCGCTGAACTGCAGCAGATGGCCCGTAAGCTGGATGCTGCCGGGATCGACGTCGCGGATCTCGCGTCGCACGAAGGCCGCCTTGCTGCCCGTACCGAGGAGGCAACTCGCGCGCTTCGCAATCAGACCACCCAGCTGGACCGGGTCAACAAGGCGCAGCGCAATGCCGAAAAGCTGAACGACGTATCGAGCAAGGCCACCGGCATGGGCCTTGGCATGGTCGCCGCCGGTGCAGCTGCCGGCGCACCTGTCGTCGCCGCCGTGAAGCAGGCCATGACGCTGGAAAGCGCCATGGCAGACGTCACCAAGGTCACGAACATGAGCGCGGATCAGACCGCGCGCCTGTCGAACGACTTCCTCGATCTCAGCACCCATATTCCCATGGCCGCCAGCGAACTGGCCAACATAGCCGCCGCTGCAGGCGCTGCTGGTGTCGGGATGGACAAGTTCGGCAAGCCCTTGGCTAACCAGCGCGAACAGCTGCTGGAATTCACCAACGATGCCGCGGAGATGGGTGTCGCCTTCGATATGACCGCCAATGAGGCGGGCGATACGATGGCGAAGTGGCGCACCGCGTTCGAATTGCCTCAGGTCGCCGTGCGCGCGCTGGGCGATGATGTGAACGCATTGACCAACCGTTTCGGCGGTAAGGCGTCCAACGTCACCGACATCATCACCCGGATCGGCCCGCTTGGGCGGGTGGCTGGCCTCGCCGCGCCGCAGATCGCCGCGCTCGGCTCCACGCTCGATTCCATCGGTGTCGCCCCGGAAATCGCCGCTACCGGCATCAAGAACATGATGCTGACACTGACGTCCGGGGCCAACGCCACGAAGGCACAGTCCAAAGCATTTCAGGCCTTGGGGCTGGATGCCACGGACGTTGCAAAGCGTATGCAGGTCGATGCAGCGGGCACCATCACCGATGTGATGAAGCGTTTCGCATCGCTCGATCAGGCGGCGCGTCCCGGCATGCTGGCCGAACTGTTCGGCACGGAAAGCGTCGGCGCCATCGCCCCACTGCTCACCAACCTCGACGGGCTGCAGCAGCGCCTCACTGTCGTGGGCGATGCCAGCCAGACCGCCGGGTCGATGCATCAGGAGTTCCTGAACCGCATCGCGACAACCGAAGGCGCCACCGGCCTTGCGTCCAACGCTCTGTCGGGTCTCAACATCACCATGGGGCAGGCCCTGCTTCCCACCGTGGTCGCGGTGTCGGAAATGGTCACCGGCGCGGCGAACACGATGCGGGCATGGGCACAGGAGCATCCGGCCCTTGCCAAGGCCGTCATGATCTTCATGGGTGTCGGTGCGGGCTTGCTCGTCCTGCTGGGCGGCGTAGCGCTCGCCTTCGCCGCCGTCAGCGCTGCCGCCGCGCCAGTCGTCGCCGTCCTGGGCATCTCGCTTGGCGCATTGCTTGGCTGGGTGGTCGCGGTCATAGCCGCGGTCGCTGCTGTGGCGGCAATTGCGTACCTGATCTACGATAACTGGGGAACGATCACGGCGTTCTTCGCCGGGATATGGGAATCCATCGTCGGCTTCTTCACTGGCGGCATCGGCAATCTGGCGGCTATCCTCGTGAACTTCTCTCCCATGGGCCTGCTTTATGCGGGGTTCGCGGCGCTGATGAACTGGCTGGGCGTCAGCATGCCGTCGCAGCTGTCGGACATCGGCGGGCATATGATGCAGGGCCTGATCAACGGCATCACCGCCAAGCTGGGCGCCATCAAGTCCACCGTCGTCAACGCGGCCAGTTCCATCGCCACGTGGTTCAAGGAAAAACTGGGGATCCACTCGCCCTCTCGCGTATTCGCCGGGCTGGGCGGGTTCGTTATGGCGGGCCTCGATCAGGGCCTTGCCGACAATACCGCCGGGCCGTTGAGCAGGATCAGCGCACTTGCGGACGGGATGGCCGCCACCATGGCCACACCGCTGCCCACGCTGCCGCCCATCGTCCGGGTATCCCGCGCCTTCGCGTCGGGGGGCAGTGCACGCGGCAGTGGTGCAGACGATCTGATCGGCGGCGGCGCAGATCAGGGCAGCGGATGGTCAGGCATGCTCGATCGCATGTTGTCCATTTCCGGCACCATGACGAAAGCGCTGGCGATGGGCGCGGCCACGCCCGCTATCGCCGCGCCGACCACACTTTCGCCACCCTCCGAAGCCGCGCAGGGCGCGCCCGGTCGCACCGCCCCGGCGGAAGCGGCAGGGTCGCGCGAATTGCACCTGCATTTCCATGGCGTCAGCGGGGATCCCGAAGCGATCGCAGAGGCCGTGCGCAGGGCAATGGAGCAGTACGATCGCGACCAGCGCGGTCGCAGATTCAGCGACAATTGAGGGACACCTTCATGCATCTACTCGCCCTGGGCATGTTCGTCTTCGCGCTGCCCACGCTCCCTTTCGACGAATTGCAGCACAAGACGGACTGGCGACACGCCCGCGCCTCGCGCGTGGGCGCCCGCGACGCTACGCAGTTTGTCGGCCCCGGCGATGAAACGGTCAGCCTGTCCGGCGCGGTCTACACCGAACTGGTCGATGGCCGCGTCTCGCTCGACGATCTTCGCACCATAGCAGACGAGGGCGAGGCCCTCCCGCTGGTCGATGGCAGCGGCACGGTCTACGGCAACTTCGTCATCACCGCCCTGGACGTCCGGCACACGGCACTGATGGCCGACGGAACGCCCCGACGCATTGATTTCGGCCTCGATCTCCTGCGCGTGGACGATGCCCCGGGTAGCGCCGCATGACCGAGGCAACCAACAACTTCGCGGACTGGCGCGTCACGCTGGACGGCACGGACCTGACCGACAAGATGCTGCCGCGCCTGGTCTCGCTCACCCTGTCAGAAAAGCGCGGGGACGAAGCCGATCAGCTGGATATCGTGCTCACCGATCATGACGGTATGCTGGCCATTCCGCCGGAGGGCGCAATCCTGACGCTCCAGCTGGGCTGGAAGCAGGGCGCCGCCGTCACGGTGGGCCTGATCGACAAGGGCAGCTTCAAGGTGGACGATGTCCAGCACAGCGGCCCGCCGGACAAGATCACGATCAAGGCAAGGTCCGCTGACTTCACCAGCGCGATCAGGAATCGCCGCTCGCAAAGCTGGAAAAACACAACGCTGGGCGCTGTGCTGCGCGACGTCGCCGGGCGCAATGCCCTCACGGCCCGCATAATGCCTTCGCTGGCGTCGATCGCGCTAAAGTCCATTAGTCAGAGTCGGGAAAGCGACATCGCGTTTCTGAAGCGCCTGGGGCAAGAAAACGATGCCGTCGCCACCATCAAAAACAAGAACCTGATCTTTGCGCCGAAGGGCGCCGGGGAAACGACCACCGGCCAGACGCTGCCGACGTTGACGATCACGCGCGGCAGCGGCGACGGCCACAACTGGCAGCGCCAGAAGCGTGACGGTCAAGAAGGTGTCACCGCCAGCTGGCGGGACAAGAAGGCCGCGAAGGCCAAGACGTTCACGGTGGGCAAGGAAGACGGCGCCAAGAAGCTGCGCAAGGTCTACCCGGACGAGGCTTCCGCCCGCCGCGCCGCCATCGCCGAGCGGGACCGCCTGAAGCGCGCGCCCGCGACGTTCGACATGAACCTTGCACTGGGCCGGGCCGATGCGTTCCCGGAAGCGCGCGTCACCGTGACCGGCTTCAAGGACGAGATCGATGCAGCGACCTGGCTGATTTCCGAAGTGACACACCGCCTGGACAAGGGCGGCGGGTTCAAGACGGATCTGCGGATGGAAACGGCGCCGTAATAGCGCCTATTCCGACGCGTATTTCGCCTCCAGCTTTTCAAGCTTCGCAATCTCTTCCAACCAATCTGTAACATCGCTTAAGGGCATACTCTCGACCCGCACGGCAAATTGATCGTTCGAACCGTTTGCGGGTGCGACGACTACGGTATCGGTCATGCCAGCGTGGTAGTAGGTCCGAACACCACGCCACCAACGCATTTTCCAGCCTTGGGCCAATAGCTTGCGCTGCAGATCACGGGTCGGCGATGGCGAATCACATGCCGTCGTCTCTGCTTGCCGGATTTCACACGCCAGGCGATGGGGTGGATCGAAGCGATAAAAGACCCCCGAGTAGCGCGCCTTATCGACGGCAATCGAGGTGTTTGGATCCCGATCCGCACGAACCATCGCGGGAACAGGGATTCCCAACAACGAAGCGCCCGAATTAACGCATTCGACAGCCGTCGATTTGACAGTGCATTCGGTGAACCCGGCCTTCTTCGCGCTCCCGATATCCCCTTCGATTTGGAAATTGGCGAGCAGAGGCAGAGCCTTCCCGGCGTCGGCAACTGCAGGAGATGTCTTAGCGCTGCGCTCTGAGCAAAAGCCCACAGCCAAGGCAATCGGTAAGCCCAAAATCATGCAGCCAAGGTACGGAAGCGGGTTCACCCTGATCCGTTGCCCAAATCCGAAGTTCATGCCTGCCCGCCCGCCGTGTTCCAAATTCCCGAACGCGCTAGGCGAGCAAGCATCTGACTGTCTACGTGAATTTTTTTACCTGTGTCGTTTACTACTTTCCTACACGCACCGCTCCAGCGTACAGGAACGGAACGGGAACAAACGAGGTTTCACAAGTTGAGCGGGCGAATCACCAGACTGACACCAGGTTGCGAATTCGCATGCCCGTCATGCAGCGTTAGATGCGCGACAATGGCTCAGTTGCGGGATGATCTTTGGCGTGATGTCGAAGATCTTCAGCGTCGGCAGTCGATGCGACCCTCGTTGGATCAAGCACGACAGGTCCGATCGCTGCGAGGCCAGCTGGAAGCCGCCGAGCGAGAATTTCAGCGAATTCGTCCAGCGTCGCACCTGGCGGTGCCAAGACAAGCATGCTTCGGAACATGTCCCGCAACGCTGCTTCATTAGGCAGTGCGAGCTGAAGTGAGACGAATTGGACTTGAGGTCTGCTGTCTTCGATCTGCTGCGCCTCGGGTGCGGCTTCATCTGCGTTGAGCCCCGCCAGCTTCATCACTTCCGCTGGGTCGACATTGTGCTCTGCCAGGACCGCCGCAACCTTGCGGGTAAAGTCCAGTGGGAGGAACGGTTTCTTGTAACCGCTCTCGCTTTCATAGCGCGCGTAAGTGCCGAGCGGCATACCGAGTAATTCGGCAAGCGCCCGCACGGAGAGGTTGGCGGCTTTGCGGTGTTCGCGAAGTCTGGTTGTTACGTGCATCGTTTTTGCAGTGTCCGAATTTTCCGAACGGCGTATCGTTCTATTTTCGAGTTGACCGGTGTTCCGAAATGTGGAACATGGTCATTATGAAATCGGGTGAAACACTGTTCGACTTATTCGGTGGCATTCGCCCTATGGCTCGCGCGGTCGGGGAAAGCCCCGCCACGGTCCATGGGTGGAAGCGGAATGGTCGTATTCCGGCAGAGAAGCAGCCCGGTGTTCTTCGCGCAGCGATGGCGCTGGGTCTTGCTGTGACAACGGCAGATGTCGTCTTCCCTCTCGGTGTTCCTGCTGAATATCTAGCGGAATCCGGAACATCCGTCCCTTGCGATAATTTGCCAAAACCGCAGAAAAACGGAGAGGCGTTTTGACGAAGCTCCGTGATCCATCGTCCTTTGGCGCTGCCATCAAGATGATTGCTGACCTGATCGGCGCGAAAGAAGCAGGTCGCGTCGTCGGGCGCTCGGCTCGTACGGTCCAACATTGGAGCGAAAGCGACAAGAAGGGCTTGCCCACGCTCGATCAGGCGCTTGCCCTGGACAAGGCGTTCATCGCCGCCGGTGGCAACAATGCTCCGATCGCAGACACTTTTTCCCGTCAGATCGAAGGGTTCGCCGCCAACATCGCGGCCTGCCGGATCGAACTGGCGAATGATGTCGCCCTCGTCAGCCGTGAAACCGGCGATGCCATCAACCACTGTATTCAGGCCCTCCAGCCCGGCGCGACGCCCGCGACGATCCGGATGGCCATTGTCGAAACCGAGGAAGTTGACGCGCTCCTGCCGCGCCTGATCGGACGACTTCACGCTCTTTTGCCCGGACATGGTGGCCGGTGCGAAGTCCATGGGGAAATTCGATAATGTCGGGGCGACCGGTACAACTTCCATACGTCTGCTGCCCGTCCTGCGGAGGACGGGCGCGGGCCAAAGCGGTAGGCAAAGCGGACCTTACGTTCCGCGAGGTCTACTATGAATGCCGCAATCCTGATGCCTGCGGGCACGGCTTCGTCGTCGAGATGACAGCCACCCGCACCACGAAGGCTAGCAGCTACCCCGCGCCGAAGCACAAGCTGCCTCTGAGCACTTGGCGCAAGGCCGACAATGACCGGGCGGACAATGACAACGTTCCGCCCATCGAACCGGACACCGGCGCCGCAACGCCCTGATCTGACAGCCCTTCGGGGCTGACCCCCCACACCCCCTGATGACTTCAACCCGGCTCGCTTCCGGGACCGCCACCGCTTTGCCTTTTCACCGGAGCCTTACCCATGCGTCACGCTACCCAGACTTCGCACCGCAAGCCCGCCTCGCAAGCGCCGGTGCGCCGCACCTTCACGTTCGAATGTTCCTGCTGCGAAGCGAAGCAGGTGCGTGCGGACATGGCCGCCCCTCCGGGTTGGACGGTCCTGCACGCCGATGATGCCAGCTACATCTTCTGCCCGTCCTGCGGCGCCGATCAGCCTCAGGGTGAAATCCAGTGAGCGCGCCGTTTGATCTTGGGCCGCTGCAGGAGTGCTTCGCGGTCGAACGCGAAGCCGAGGAGCTTGCAGCCATGCAGCGCCGGCTTTCGAAGTTCGCGGCGACGGCTCACCAGATCGCCATGCCGGTCCTCCTGGGCGGCGCCCTCATCATGGGCACGATCTGCGGCATCGCCCAGCTGATCGTGCTGATCCGTTCGATGGCGTGATGACCATGACGGGATTCAGCTTCTCCCACTTGTTCGTCGGCACGCCGGATCTCGGCAAGATCGAAAACCTCGTGCGGTGCTGTGAGCAGCGCAAGGCCCGAGCGCGAAAGAAGCTGGCCGCCGCTGAAGCCGAAATCGCTCTGGCGGACGCGGCTTGCGAGGAGGCCTTCGCCGCCCGCGCCGACTGGATCGCCAACACCCCCGATGACCAACTTTTGATGCTTTGAAGGACCCAACATGGCCGAAACCACAGATGATCGCCTGCGCCTGCTGATCGAGCGTATTGAGCGACTTGAGGAAGAAAAGAAGGGCATCGGAGAGGATGTCCGCGACGTCTACAACGAAGGCAAGGCGGTCGGTTACGACGTCAAGATCATGCGCCAGATCGTGCGAATCCGGAAAATGAAACCGGATGACCGCCGCGAAATGGAAATGCTGCTCGACACCTACAAGACCGCGCTGGGGATCGACTGACCATGCGCCGCCAGCCCACCATCCATCCGATCGGCTGCAACTGCACGAAGTGCGCCGCGCCGTCGCCGCGCACCGGTCGCCGCGCATTCGCCGTGAAGACGGCCACCCGCGTGCTGTTTCTTGCCGCCACGCTGCTCACCATCCCCTTCGTGATCGCCTGGGCAATCGCCTCCGCACAGGGCGAGCGCCGGTAGCAAGGCCCTCGCCTTCATCCGGTCAGGCGCCTGACCAAATGCCGGGGCGGTGACCTCGGTCCTCACTCCGAACAAACGTAGCGGCCCGCCGCCGCAGAAAGCGAACCCTGAATGAGCCTGGCTGACATAGACCGCGCCCGCCGCCAGCGCCTCAACGCGCTTCGCACGCACCTTGCCTCGTCGCCCGCCAACCCGGACGCCTACAGCCTTTCGCGCTCTTACGGCGTGCCCGTCTGTGATGTCGAACGCCTCATGCGAGGTGGCCGATGACCCAAGGGCGCAAGAAGGTCAGTGAACAGGCCGAAATCAAGTTTCCGAAGCTCGCGATCGAGGCGTGGGGCGACAGGCAATTTCAAGTCGACAGCGAGTTGGGAAGCCATGACGACTTCGACCGCGAGCACGTATCGTTCGGTGGGTTCTTCGGCGAGCATGGTCCATACGTCTTCGCTGCTGCCCCCCAGCTGCTCGCTGCCTGCAGGGATTTGATCGGCCCGCTCGAGACCGCCGCTGCGATCCTCAAGGCAGACGGCAAGCGCCTGGATAAGAACACGCAGTCGTCGTTGGACAGCGCCCGAGCCACGATCGCGCTTACCGAAGGCCCTGCGGCATGGATCGCAAAGTCGTGAACGCCACTGTCGCTCTTCAGGACGTCTGGTGCGGTTATGATCCTGCTGCGCCAGGCGGTGACATGACCGTAACACGGATCGGCCCGCACACGCTCTACTGCACTGATGCCTACGACCTGCGCCCGCGCCTCGGCTACTTCGATGCAGAGGTCATGGATCCGCCGTACCTGTTCAAGGCAAGCGGCGGCGGCGCATTTCGCAAGTCGCGCGATATTCTCGATCAGATCGTCGAAGAAGGGCTTGATAAGGGCTTCGACCACACGATCATCAACCCGCTGTTGTGCGGCGCGGTCTTCACATTCTGCCACAACGACCAGCTGGCGGACCTGCTGCCGTATTTGAACGGCAGCTTCCACCGTTACGCGGTTTGCTTCTGGCGCAAGCCTAACCCCCTGCCGATGGCGAACAAGCACTATCGAGCGGATCTGGAAGTCTACATCCACGCCTGGAATCGTGGTTTCCACCCACAGGGCGATCTGACCGACCGCATGCGAATGGTAGAGAGCCGCTCCCATCGCGACCGATCGCTGGGCCACCCGACGGTGAAGCCCGACGTCGTGATGGACAAGATCGTCCGCAACGCCGCCGGAAAAACCGTAATCGACCCATTCATGGGCACCGGTAGCACCGGCGTCGCTGCAATCCGGGCGGGCCGCATCTTCACCGGCATTGAGAAGAACCCAAAGCACTTTGAAACCGCCGTGCGGCGGATCGGAGCAGCTTATGCAGGGGTGAACTGATGGGGCGAGTTCTCATCGGTTGCGAACGATCTGGCGTTGTCCGGCGTGCCTTTCTGGCCGCCGGACACGATGCCTGGTCATGTGACATGGAAGCGGCGGACGATGGCAGCAACCGACACATCCGCGGCGATGTGCGCGACCACCTGAATGATGGTTGGGACCTGCTCGCCGTCATGCATCCGCCTTGCACGGTCCTTTGCAACTCGGGCGCGAAGTGGCTCTACATCGGCGGGCGGAAGATCAACGGTCCTGAGCCGAAGCGCTGGGCAGAACTGCAACAGGCAGCGGACTTCTACCGCAGCCTCCGCGACGAAGCCGATATCCCGCGCCGCGCGATCGAGAACCCCATCATGCACGAGCACGCTATCCGACTGACCGGACGCGGGAAGGTGCAGTTCATCCAGCCATGGTGGTTCGGAGACCCGTTCTTTAAGGCGACCGGTCTCGAACTGGTCAACCTGCCCGTACTGCGCGCGACGAATCGTCTCACGCCTCCCAAGCCCGGCACCGCCGAGCACAAGGCCTGGAGCGCAATCCACCGCGCCTCTGGCTGGGGCAAACACGCCGCCGATCGCGCCCGCGCCCGCAGCCAGACCTTCCCCGGCCCCGCCCTTGCCATGGCGTCCCAGTGGGGCGCTTTCCTGCCCGGTCACATCGAACCCGTGCAGACCGACCTCTTTCCATTGCTGGAGGCAGCATGA